CGGCACTGCCGGCGGAGGTGCCGTAGGCAATGCCCGTTGAAATTTTGTCCATGGATTTCATAGCCTCACCTCCGCAAATAACGGATGGCGTAGTTCTTATATTGGGAAGGGGAAAAGAAGGCCGCAGCGTAACTGTCACTGATGAATTCAGGATAGCCAGTGGCTACGGCTCAGTTATGGTGCTGGTTAACGGACTTGAACCGCTACCCATTCGCTTACAAGGCGACTGCTCTACCATTAGAGCTAAACCAGCATATTTGGCGGGACAGCGTGGACTCGAACAACGATAAGAAGGTTAACAGCCTTCCGTAATGACCTTTATACGACTGACCCAAATAAAAAATCCCGAAAGCAGGCTCTATTCCTATGTGCTCCCGAGTTTATGATGCGCATGTCAGTGCGCTTAGCGAAAAACGCCGTAAACCCTCGCCCGACAGGGCGGGGAGCAGTCACAACTTAAAGATGAGGTGGGTAAAAAACCGAAAGAATGTGAACGGATATAAACCTGCCATTCTTGAGTCAAATTTACCCAACTTTATTCAAAAAGTCAATATCATGCCGTTAAGATGTTGCCATCCGTGGCAATCATGCCGCTAACGTGTGACCGCATTCAAAATGTTGTCTGCGATTGACTCTTCTTTGTGGCATTGCACCACCAGAGCGTCATACAGCGGCTTAACAGTGCGTGACCATGTGGGTTGGGTGAGGTTTGGGATTAGCATCGTTACAGCGCGATATGCTGCACTTGCTGGCATCCTTGAATAGCCGACACCTTTGCATCTTCCGCACTCTTTCTCGACAACTCTCCCCCACTGCTCTGTTTTGGCTATATCAACTGCCAGACCTGTTCCGTGGCAATCTCTGCATCTTGCGCCCGGCGTCGCGGCACTACGGCAATAATCCGCATAAGCGAATGTTGCGAGCACTTGCAGTACCTTTGCCTTAGTATTTCCTTCGAGCTTTGCCACACCACGGTATTTCCCCGATACCTTGTGTGCAAATTGCATCAGATAGTTGATAGCCTTTTGTTTGTCGTTCTGGCTGAGTTCATGCTTACCGCAAAATGCAGCCATTCCGAATCCGGCTTGTGATTGCGCCATCCCCATAGCAGCCATCACATCAGTACCGGAAAGAGAGTCAGAAGCCGTAGCCCGTGGTGAGTCGCTCATCATCGGGCTTTTTGGCGAATGAAATTTAGCTACGCTTTCGAGTCTCATCGTCTTCCCCTCTTGCCCTGTTTGACCATCAGGACGCCGTTAACTATTACGTGACGCTCGCCTTTGCTGTCTCGGTTGTACTTGAGCACTGTTCCTCTTGCGCAGGAAAGCATCCTCGCCACTTCGGTCTGATTGCCTCGTGTCTGGATAAGAAGCTCTGGTATCGTTTGAATTGTGGCGTTCATACGTTCTCCAGTTCGGTGATTTTTATTCCAAGCCTTCCGCCTGGTACTTTCACACCACGAATTACGCGAATGTCATCGAATTGCTCGTCGTCTTCCGCAAATCCGGCGTGGATAAGAGAGTCGAGTAGCCCCTTCAGGATGTTGTCGAGGTCGCGGCGGCGGGAGTCTGGAACGTCTGCGATGACTTTGATGCGGAGTCGTGCTTTGGTGAAAATATCTAACTTGAGTTGGCGGATGATTTGCTGAACGTCTTTTCGGTATTTCTGGCCTTTATCGCTGATGTAGTATTGGCTTCCCCGTCTTCGCCAGTAGGTATTCAGCGATGGTGGGTATGGAAGCGTGAATCTGTACTCATTCATGCAGCCTCCCCTGTTACTTTCAGCATTCCGTTATCGAGCAGCTTTCTGGTCAGCCACTGTTGACCACGCCCGGTGATTTTTGTGGTGAACGATATCTGTATTCCGTGATTTGTGTTGACCGCTGTTTCTTTCACTGTGAAATAGCCGCGATCCATATATTCCTGCATTGGCACATTGCGCCGGGAACCTGAAGCAATAAGGATTTTGTGATCACGCATCCACGCAAACAGTTTGTTTGGGCCAATACCAACAACCTTTGCAAAGTTTCCAATCAAAATTCCGCTGGCCTCGCCAACGCGATCGGCAAACTCAACTTTAGGTGCGGCAATCGCGAGTTGTTGCTCCAGCTTCACTTTCTGCTCATATTCGTTTGCCCACGCTCTGGCGGCTTCAGCAGGGTTTGTGAAGTCGGGCAAGGCTGATTTATCTTCTTTTTGGCCACGAAAATAATTGCGAACAAGCTCACGTTGCACTCTCCACGCCGTCTCGTCGCGCAGGGTTTTAACCAGCATCAAATAGCCTGATTCAGTGAAAACTCGCATGCCACGAGGAGGAATTTCAAAACCCCTTCTAAAGGTATTTTCATGAAAATCAATAAAATATGTATCTTCCCTGTCTATGAAATACTCAGAGTTTCGCGCATAGCCATTTTGAATAGTGGCTACTGGAACCCCGTGAATATCAGCAATCATTTGATACGTAACAACACGCTCGCCATTAAACTCAATCGGCACGATTTCTGCGTTGGCAATAATTACGGCATTCATGCAACACCTCCTTCAACGACAATAATGCTGTCGCGCTTACCTTGTTCGCCTTCGAAGACGTAATGCTCGTACTGAACATTGAACCCTAAGTTATTGATTCTTTCGGAAACCTCAATTTGAGGAAGCCGGATAACTCCACTTTTAACCAGCGTTTCGATGGTACGTTTCACATTGTCATGACGCTTACCCACCAACTCAGCGATTTCAATGCTGGTCATTTTGATGGCGTTGCTATTTATCAGCTCGTTCATTGTCATGTCCTCTCATATTGAAAATTCAGCAATAAAAAACCCAGCCGAAGCTGGGTCGTTGCGTTGGCAATCTGTCAGTAGTGATGTAGTGAAGGAGGTAATTCTTTGTTCTTAAGTCTTACCCATGCAGAAAGATTCGTTGGTCCGTCTGGCTCATTAATATCAACATCTCGTGTGTGATTGATTAAAACGTCTCTCGCCATTCCGATAACATACGAGAACTCATGACCGTAGTCGTGGCATCTGCCGGAATAGTTAGACTGAATTTGTCTTAGCGCCGGATACAGTTCGCGGAATAATGCCTGTGAGCGGTTGGCATAATCCCACAACCATACCAGACTGTTTGCATCTTTTGCAGAAAGCTCGCTGGTTTTCTTCTCGTGATGACCTGCGCTTTTCGAAGTCTGGCTGAAATAGCAGTCTTCCAGTTTTTCGAACACGTCCCATGCCTGATCGGTTTCGAGCATCTTCGCGTGACGAGCTGCGCCGCGTTCTGTCCAGAGGATGAGGGAGCGGGTTTTTGGAGAAATTTTCACCTCATTTTGCGACTCGTTTAAAACTAGTCGCAAATTTTTGAGCTCATCACCAACAGCTTTAAAGAAGTGTTTTCCCTCAATAAATCGAGATTTATTTTCATGGTGATTCTGCTGTATACGGATTGCTTCTGTTCCGTAAAGGCGGGCGAGTAACTCAGTTGTGATTACAGGAATCTGGTTATAAGTGACAGGGGAAAGGTTTTTGACAGCAACTTGAACAGTCATAACGACCTCGCGTTTCGATAATTTTTACCTCACCACCTTCAGGTTCCAATCATCGGGTGGCGAACTGTGCAGGGTTGGAACTACCGGTCGAAACATCCGGCGCACCTTTCGGTGCCCCCACACAGCCCGCCATAAATCGCGAATGTGACTGTGCTTAGCGCATAAAAAAACCGCCAGCGCGGTATGCACCGTTTCGATATCCGGGGTTCCAATCCCGACGCCAGATTTTGCTGGCGCGTGAGGAATATAGCCCCGGATATGTGTTGTCGTCAACTACAGGCCTTGAATGCATATAACAATTTTGTTATGTTGATACCTATGAACTACACTATCGAATACTACAGTGAAGATGTAAGGCTGGAAGTCGATCGGCTTCCATTGAGTATGCGTGCCCGATACCAACATCTCGTTGAACGTATGAAGATATATGGCAGCAATCTCGGAGAACCTCACACCAGCGCCTTTGGTGACGGACTTTTCGAACTCAGAATTAAAGGCAACGATGGGATCGCGCGTGTTTTTTACTGCACTCTGACAGGGAAACGCATCATCATGCTGCATAGTTTTGTAAAGAAAACGCAGAAAACACCGCCAGCCGAACGCAAGAAAGCTGAAACCAGAATGAAGGAGGTTAAGCATGACTGGTAAACGCACTCTCCCCACCATGACACACGACGAAATGGCAGCCAAATGGATGGAAGACCCGGCTTTTAAAGCAGAATACGACGCTATCGCTGACGAATTCGCACTGCTTGATGAAATGCTGGCAGCACGCAAAGAAGCTGGCTTAACTCAGGCTGAAGTTGCCGAGCGAATGGGAACAAAAGCGACCGCGATCACCAGAATGGAAAGTAATCTCGCATCAGGTATCAGCGGCCCATCATTTGCCACCCTAAAAAAATTCGCCCGCGCTACTGGAAAAAAACTCCAGATCCGCTTCGTTTAACCACACCGCGCCGTCATTCTGGCGGCGCACCGGATAAATAGTCATTTCCTCGCACGATGTCTTAGCCACCGGATATCCCACAGGTGAGCCGTGTAGTTGAAGGTTTTTACGTCAGATTCTTTTGGGATTGGCTTGCGTTTATTTCTGGAGCGTTTCGTTGGAAGGTATTTGCAGTTTTCACAGATTATGTCGGTAATACTTCGTCGCTGTCGCCTCATGCCGCCCTCCCTGTTCGTTGTGACCATTCATACTCTCGCCGGGAGTTATCACTCCACCGCACGTTGCGCTCTGAGCCGAACCAGAACATGATTTCGATAAGCTCAGTCATGCTGGCCTTTCGCATTTTGCTGGTACGCACGCCAAGCATGACAACGCCACCGCCGATACCAGGCGCACTTCGTTGCTCCAGTTTTTTGGTCTTAAGCCACAGGGCAGTGAACAGGTCTTTCCAGTCTTCCGGCGCCAGCCGTTGACCATGCCATAGCACCTGACGCGAAACATCGTTCAGCATCGGCCACATACGGTCATTCTGCGCTTTGCTGCGTTTGGGTTCTCTAACGTGGACTTCGTGGGGTGACTTGTCGTCGATGGGTAGTGAGAGAATGGCGTCTATGGCGTTATTTCTGATTGCTTCGTTGCGAAGCAGGAATAATTGCTTCACTTGCCCTCCTGCTCTTCTCCTTGCGCTTATCCGCGTAATACCGGTTTAATTCGTCAGACATCTTCTCTCCGATAAGCGGCCATGACTCAAACCTCGCATTCGCAAAATTCTCAAGCCATTTCGCAAAATCATCCAATTTATCTGCTAACCAATAAACAAAATATGACAGCCATACTGCTGAAGCCAAAAAGATACGATGCGGATTAAGGATGAAAATAAGCGATATTTTCATTCCTCGTGATACTTTGCTCATGCTCACTCCTTCACTTTAAATCCAGACTCCGGATAATTCTGTCACACTGAAAATCATTATCGATTTTAACCAACCGGCGAAGAACGCGGTCACGCGGATAGCTCCGTGGCTTAGGGGCGTTTTTCTGTCTCTCGCCAGTCGGAAGTCTGGAAGCAGACCAGTACCGCTTTGCACGACCAATGTTCTCCTGAAAGTCGGCGCGGACAAGCTCAGTCAACGAACTCATTTCTTAAAACCTCCTCAAACGTATTCTGACGCATTTTTCATTCTCGCTGCTATATAAATACCTTGCACGCGTTTACCTCGCTACAGAGCGATTGTGATGCCTTAAAAGCGATTTATTGAAGTGATATTTGCTTAATCGAAATTCTTTTCTTTGATTCCTGCGGCCCTGATGGCTTTCATTACTGCAATTACCGTTTTGTCACGCCCATCCTCATAACCCATCGCATAAGCACCTTCTTCACCATCTTTCCAAAAGTCGTCATTCGATTCGGGCCAGTCGATATCCAGTTCAATAGCTGCTCGCGATGCCTGCCATATCACCCAGGCAAACTCTTTTAATTCATCGTCTCCTGTGAACTGGCTTTTGTCTTTTGACCACCAGTTTTCAAACTGTCGGTAGCTATCGTTCACTTCCCTCTCCCCCAAATAAAAAGGCCTGCGATTACCAGCAGGCCTGCTATTAGCTCAGTGATGTAGATGGTCATTTAATACTCCGTCACGTTTTCCTGTCGCCACGCCTCGTCATATTCCGATTTCGGCATATTGGCGATGTAGCTATATGGCGATCCTGATTCAAGTTGCAGGAACTGGTGCGATTGCTCGTCAAGGAACAACGGAACACCACCTTCCCAGCCTTCGCCGTTACGTTGTTTTTCAAGCATCAAAACAGATGCAGGAGACGCCAGTAGCTGTTCGTCCTTCTCTGACATCTTTTCACCACTCTGAACTCTCTGTAACGCTCTCTCGCGAGCCTTGTTACGCCAGATGATGAAAAGGTTGTCTGTCAGGTCTGTTATCGCTCCAGAGCCTTTCACGTCCATTTTCCCGGTTGGTTTTTCTTCGCTGTCTCCTTTTCTGGAGTGAGTAACGAGAATGACGTGGGAGTTTGTTTTGTTTTTGAAGTCACAAATCGAGTCAACAAACGCTTTCTGCCCGTTATAGTCATCGTCACCTATGCCGCATTTCATCAGGCTGTCGATAATGAATAACTGGATGCCGTATCGGCGGCGAGCGTAGTCGAATATTTCGATCAGCCTGTCGGCTTTCGCCGTTCCGGTCAGGCCAAACACCCAAAGTCTTTCGTCATAAAATTTAAATGCAGAGTCAATTTCCAGCACTGGCGGCATCTTGCAGCACGTTGCCTGACGGGTAAGTCGCTTAAGGAGAATACCAGGCTTCAGCTCAAGTGACGCGATGCACGTCTTCACACCCTGACGCATTGCCTCAAGTGCCATATGCCCGACAACCTCGGTGTTATGCGTCGCCACATATCCCCTGGTTACATACAGGTGGCGAGGGTGATCGACCATAATACACAAGCATTCTGCATTGCCGATTTTTTCAACATTCCTGACGAATACCCCACAGCCCTCGAATCGATGCGCAGTTAATCTGCCATTGAGTCGTGGTGAACGGATGGCCTCCCTGATTTCTCTTGTCAGTCTGATTCTTGCCTCGTATGAATCCATCCCATGCCGCTTATCGTCCTTGTATGTGTATGTCACGCCAGTTTTAACTCGCGTCCGGCATGACCCGCCGAGTGAGTTAACCAGTTGAACAACCCCATTGCGCAGTTTTTCACTTGCTGAGGAAAAAACAAGCGTTCCATCCTTCTCGACATACCCATCCGTTTCAAGCAGACCACACAGCATGCCTATACGCGTTGATTTATTTGCGGAAAAAAACACACGAGGGATGAATTTGTTTTTTGCTGTGCACCCCATTAGTCCATAACCTCGCAGGGTCTCCATGAGTGGATTTACCTGACCACGCGCCGTTGATATCAGCCAGTCCTTACCATCTCCAGAGAAGTTGTAATCAGGCAGTTCAGCCTTCATACGCTCGATCATGTATGGCTCGACGTTTGAAAACTTCACGCTCCCATTGCTAAGACTACCATCCCCGAGAAGGGAGCCGATAACCCATGCTAATGGCTCTGAGTGGTCGCCAAAGTCACCAGTTATTTCAGGAATCCTAACGCCATTTTTGTGCCTCTTCGTTTCACTCAACCGCTTCAACCCGAAGGTATCTATCACGCGGCGTTTCTCGCCTTTCGTGAATCCACGACTAGTGACCTCCCATAGGTGATCGCCTGCGCAATCAACATAACGACCATCTTCAAATGTGACTCGGTAAACATCTCTAACACCCTGCGGGAATATCCCAGTGACAGTTGACGGATTGCCGTCTACTGACGCCACCTGATCGCCAATTTTTACATTCCCGTGAGTAGTCCATGTCCCATCAGCTAAAAGAATAGGCTCATTCAGTGGGCATGCCTTTCCGTGACCGTTCACACCATTGACCAGCGTCAACTCTGCCTCACGGAACTGGAATTTATCTGCCAGAGATTCCCACGGTGGATTAAACAGATACTGCTGCTTGCCGTAGAAAGCGTTGATAGTGTCCTGGTAAAACTCGCGCGCGCTGTAGAGTTCTTCAGGATCGAAGTAGGATGCCGTGCCGATGTACTGCCAGATTTCATCCTCGGTAACACCGTTCATCAGGCATTCGTTGATGTCTTTGTACGGCAGAGTAACAAGACGGCAACGATGTTCACCGAGTCGGCTTGCGATTTCCCTTGCGGCTTCACGACCAACATCATCAACGTCCATCGAGATGAATATTTCCTCAAACCTGTCGAGGTTGTGATACTCAAACTCAATCCACTGTTGCTTAGCGCCTTTCCCGCCACCAAACGGCACGGATAACGCCGAGATGCCGTATTGCGCATAGCTCATACAATCAATTTCGCCTTCGCAAAGCACAACCGCCCTCACGCCAGCGTCCAGAGCCTGCCATCCGAACAGGCAAGGTTCGCAATCACCTTCTGCCATAATGACTTTCTTCCCGTCCGGGCGCTCAGTGCTGATTCGCTTGACCTGCAACAACTCACCATCGCGTTTGTACGGAAGCACCAGAGCATCCAGTTCTCGTTCTCCATTCCACACCTTGCCGCTGACAACCTCGTAGCGCTTTACGACTTCTGGCGATATGCCACGCGATTGCAGGTACTCAAGATGGGATTCTGTTCTGGTAACGTAGTGGGCGATTTTCTTGCGATCAGGTCTGGAGAATTTCTTCTCACGTCTGGCATCGAAATGGTGATCGTCATCCTTGATACCGAGAAATGCTTTCGCTTCCTGCATAGCCTGATGCAGGTTAATTCCACGACATGCCATCCACAAATCAAGCATGTCACCGCCGTCTCCCTCAGCGAAATCAGCCCATTTTTTCTTACCGCTAAGGTTGACCTTAAGGCTGTTTCCCTTGTCACCGTTGACGTTACCGGCAACCCACTCATGCCCCTCTTTCTTGCCGTTTGGCAACAGGTGCGGAGCCACCCTGTCAACCTGCGCCCAAAGCAGGTCGCTAAGTTCTGATGGACTCATACTTTAACCGTCCTGAATCGCATTCTGACGCAATATTTTTTTATCCTGTGTATTCGTCAGACCGTCGTTTATCGCACTACAGCGCGTCTGATGGCGTTTAAACGCCATTGACGGAGCTAATGGCTGCTGAGGTCGAGATTTTTAAACCAGAAATCGACAAACGAAATACTTAACCAGCCGTGGTTATAACCAGCGACCAGTAGCGATTTGATTTTTGATTTCATGGTTCACCTGTCGAAAAACACGTAGCCAGTTTTCGATACGGTAATTGCGGATGATGGTCTGGATTGTGGTTGAATGGTTTCTGGCTTCTCGTCGTTCCAGCGCTGACCGTTCAGGTAGCTCGACGGTAACAACCTGTCGAATCCGAACTGCTTACCATTCCTGCATGCGATGTCTTCTGCCAGCATCGTGGCAAACTCGCTTGCCGTACCCCTGGTAGTTTTACGCCATTCCCTGAACTGTGTTCTGAATGCCGAAGCTGCGTTTTTCTTCCCGGCTTTCCGCATGCCTGCACACCAGAATATTTCCTCGAATGCCTTGTCGGTTTCTTCGTGACGGTCAGGAGTTTTTTCACACTCCGTTCGGACATGTTCGAACATAATGTTTTTAGGTTCATTGACTGGTTCAAAAGAGTGATAGGTTCTGGGGGCAGCTCCTGCCCCACCCCCTAGGGCAGCTCCTGCCCCACCCCGGGCAGCTCCTGC